CACATAATTGATAACTGCAAGGTCATTCAGGATATTGGTGCAAAGTTCCTTTCTGGTCTCATCCACACCAAACTGTAACAGAGGATTTGTCCCCAGATTCATGGTAAGACCATCATCCGGCTCCAGTGCATAATACTCTGCCATCTCCGTTTTTAAATTCGTGGAACTTACCGCTGTATATCTGGTAATGAAATCAGAAAAACTGGAAGTGAATCTGTGTCTGCTGCCAATCTCCATGACCGGCTCCGCACCGTACTTTCGTAGTTCCAGTTTCCCAAATCTGTTGATACAGAAAAATCCACCAAGCACCTGTCCAATGTAATAGAGCATGTCACGGTAAGTTTCAATGTCGTTTTCCGTATAAACAGAAAGCACCTCTGCTCCATTCGGCATTGCTTCTATTTCTTCCCTTGTCTGGGCAAGTTCCACATGACACGCTTTACTGCAAAGTTCCATAAAATCATAAGCATTGCCAACCGTCTCAAAACCATTGAATGTCTCATCAAATCGGAGCATGTAATCATACGCCTTTATCTCCAGACACTTGATTTTCCGGTTTGCTTCACTGATTTCAAAAATCCCCATCGGTACTTCTTCCCATGTGCCATCATTCAATTCCAAATGATAGAACAATTCCACCAATGCATCTTCCAATGTGTACCTGTCCACATCCAAAAATAAGGTAATCCCCATTTCCGATGCATACACCGTACCAAGTTCCATTTCCGTACTGCCACAGCACTGAGCAGAAATATATCCGCTTCCTTTTACAATCTCTTTTTCGGAAAACTCATGTACCACGCCAGCTTTCGTGGTAATCTTTCCCGTCCAGTAATATCTCCTTGTGTTCTCCTGTACCGCTGACAGGAACGCTTCACTTACTGGGTACATTCAAACACCGCCTTCCTATAATTCTTTCAAGGTAAAGGATACCGTCCACAATCCCCTGTAGGATGTATCCTTTTCCAATTTTGCCTTAAATCCCTCAACATACATCTCTGTATTCTTCATGTCTGCTGTCTCTGTATCAAAATAGTCCACCGACAACTTATCCTGTTTGGAATAGGCTGTCAGTGCTTTCAGCCATTTGGCTGTCACAGAAAAAGAGACAGAAATGTTCACCACACCCTGACGGACAACATCCCTCTGTGTGGTTCCCGCTTCTGTCTCCCCACTGCTGTCTGCTTCCACCGCCGACAAAGACACATCATAAGAATCCGGCAGAGGAAGGACAGTTCCGTCAAATTTCAAGTATTCAAAAAATGCCATCTTATCTTCCTCCACTTCTTAAATTCATTCTCTGCTGGGCATCCACAATTACTTCATCAAGCATGGTTCCGCCCAGATAGATTGGAATTACAATGTCTCCATTCTGTCCATTCATCTGGCTAAGTGCCTCAGTAATGGCAGATGTGATTCCACTAATGCTTTCTGTTGCTGATGTCGCTTTCATGTTCATATCTGCGCCATATCCGGCTACCGCCATCTGTGGGCTGATAACCATGTCTGATGCAACACCCTCCACAGCTTTTGCTACCATATTTTTACTCTGTTCAATTCCCTTTGCCAGACCACTCATAAAGTCAGGCATCCAACTTTCATAATCTGTAAGTGGTCCTTTATCCGGAACAGAGAAATGCAAGAAAGAACGGATTGTTTCCGCCACATTCGTTACCGCATCTTTTACCTTTCCAATGCAACTCTTAATACCATTCACAATACCCTGAATAATATCTGCTCCCCACTGGAATGCGGAAGATGCCAGATTCTTGATGAAGCTGACAGCATTGTTAAATCCTGTCTTGATGCTTTCGACAATCTTCGACACTGTATTTTTAATTCCATTCCACATAGAATTGAATGCACCGGAAACCACTGACTTGATGGTGTTCAATACCGTAGTAAACACATTCTTAATCGTATTCCATACCGTTGTGATGACCGTCTTTATTGCATTCAGAACCGTAGTAATTACGGTTTTGATGGCATTGAACACGGTTGTCACAATCGTTTTATAGATATTGAAATAAGTGGTCACTATCGTACTGATCACATTCAGCACTGTGGTAAATATGGTTTTGATGCCCTCCCAGATTGCAGAGAAGAAATTCTTGATTCCGTTCCAAATGGTCTGGGCGGCATTGCTGATTGCTTCCCATGCAGAGACAAAAAACTCTTTAATCGCAGTCCACACCGCAATGGCAACCTCTTTGATGTTCTCCCACAAATCAATCCAAAACTGCCTGAAATCCTCATTGGTATTCCACAGATAAATAAAAGCCGCTACCAGTGCGGTAATGGATGCAATAATCAGGAATATCGGATTGGCAAGCATGGTTGTGTTGAGTGCTGCAAAAGCTGTCTTTACTGTATTGATCACTCCGGCAAGTTTCGGTACCACCGTCATGATCGTACCAACTGCACTCATAATCTTGCCCACAATAATCAGTACGGGACCAACCGCCGCAACCATCATTCCTATGATGACAATGAACCGCTTTGTTCCATCACTCAGTCCGGAAAACCATGCGGTCAGTTTGGAAATCGTTTCTGCCAGAGACATCAGAAGCGGTGCCAGCACCGACATAATCGCATTCCCCAACTCAATCGCCGTATTCTTAAGCTGATTGATTGCCACCTGAATGGTATAGGAATTGGTCTTTAATTTCTCAAATGCGGTATCCGTTGCACCGGTACTGTTCTGCATTTCCGCAAGAGTTCCATTAAAGGTTTCTGCACTATCTCCAAGTAAAATAAGACCTGCTTTTGCCGCCTCGGAACTTGACCACATATCACCAAAGGCAAGCCCCTGTTCCGTAGCCGCATCCCCAATGATTGCCAAGCAGTCTGATAAGCTGTAACCGCTGTTCATCAATTCTGCAAAAGAACTTCCTGTCTTCTCTTTCAGAATATCCGATACTTTTGTACCAGACTTCCCAAGTTCATTCAGCATGGAGTTCATATAGGTTGTGGATTCTGCCGTGGCAACACCGTTTGCAGTCATAATGGCATAACCGGCACAAAGCTGGTCTAACTGTACCCCATAGGCATTGGCAGTCGGAATGACCTTACCCATTGCAGAAGATAATTCCGCAACCGTAGTCTTACCTAAGTTCTGTGTCTGAATAAGCATATCAGACACATTTGTTACCTCACTTGCCTCCATGCCATAGGCATTCAAAATGGTGGTCAGAATATCCAGCGCATCTCCCGCTTCTGCAAAACCGGCTTTCGCAAGTTTGGTGGAATTGGAAACAAAATTGACCGCATCCCCTGTGGACTGTCCTGCGGAAATGGCATTGTACACGTTATCCGCAATCTCCGTGGAACTGATACCGGTCTGGTTGGACAAATCCAAGATAGCCTTTTCCAGTTCATCAATCGGAACTTCCGTAGCATCCGCAATGGTAGATACCTTTGCCATTGCATCCTCAAAATCCAGTGCCGCCTTTGTACTGGCTGTACCCGCTGCCACAATACCGGCGGATACAACGGACATCTTCTTACCCACATCCGTGACCTTATCCCCGGCAGACTTCAAAGACTCTCCGGCATTGGCAATCTTCTGTAATGCCACCGCTGACTGCTCTGCCTGTTCTTCCAAATCTTCCAGTGCTTGCTCTGTGGCAATGATTTCCCTCTGGAGTGCATCGTACTGGTCTTTGCTTATTGTTCCCTGTTCTAATGCGGCATTGGCCTGTTCACTGGCAGTCTTTAAGGCTTCCAGTTTTTCCTTTGTCGCCTGAACCTCTTCATTCAGTAATCTCTGCTTCTGGGATAAGAGTTCCGTATTGCCCGGATCTAATTTCAGCAACTTCTCCACATCACGAAGCTGTGACTGGGTATTACGGATTTCACTGTTTACACCCTTTAATGCTGTTGTAAGTTTCGTGGTATCGCCACCGATTTCCACGGTAATACCCTGTATTCTGCTTGCCATTTATCCTCTCACCTCCCATTTTCAAGCACAAAAAAAGAAGCATTTCTGCTCCGTCAAATCTATCTATTCTCTAAGATTCACAAGACCTTTTGTCTTCTGATCTACATCTGTTACATATGGTGGTTTATCACAATCCACCCACTTCCCTGTTTCCGCATCTTTAATCCTCCAAGACAAATCATTATCCTTTGGTCTGGGAAGTTCTAAATCAATCAGACATTCATCCATCAATTTCTGTTTTTCTTTCCTGTCACACAGAAACAACAAGTATCTGTATTGTTTTCCCTTAAAATGAAGAATGCCGTGTTTCTCCATCTGCTCTGCTGTCGGTCTTACCGTAATCCGGCTATCCTTCTGTCCATCCGGCACAAGAAAAGATTTCATCTGGCGGACATGTATTTTCACGCCGTCTTTCATGTACATTTCACCATCAGAATATCCGGCGTAAATAAAATTGGATGCCTGATACACATATCCAACCTTACCAACCATTCCATCTGCCCAGGTAAATAATATCTTCAATTCTGGAATATTCCTGTGAATCCATTTCACAAGTTGTGATAACATCTGGGATTCACTGTTTCGTGGCATCTCTTCCGTCATACACATTCGTCCAATCTCCAGATAATCTTTTGTATCCAGACTCGGAAAAATTCTCTGTATGGTGTGTCGTGGTCTTGTGCCCCATCCAAGTGTAACCACACCGACCAACTCCTTATCCAGAAAGAATCCCAGAAAATATTTATTTATCTTCGGAAGAGTATTGGAATAATGATATTTCTGAATCATCTTCAGGGCATCTTCTTTTGAAATCTTCCTAATATTAAACTTAAACATCTCATCCCTTCCTATTTTTGAGCACAAAAAAGGCACCCATCATTTCTGACAGATGCCACATTGTATTTATCTTTCCGGCAAATAATATGCCTCCACTTTTATTTCTTCATCATCATGATCAAGTGAGACCCAATAATCCCTGACCATAAAACCTATATTTTCCTTCTGCATTGCATATAATTCGAGCGTTTCAAAATCCACCACTACAAATGGAACATAATCATTTTTTCCTTTTCTCTGATACGTTACCAAAGTCTCTGTCACTTTATCCAAGCATGTCTGACACAGATGTTCCTTAATAATCGTGGAATCAAAACCTGTATCAGAAGAAAATGACGCTCTGCTCATTCCTCTTGCTGGATTCCCGTCTACATGATATGTCACACCTTGTGAATTACCAAATGTGCTACTGTTATATGATAAGCCCTCCGTTATTTCATTCCCTTTGGAATCATATTCTTTTAATCGAAGGTCAATAACATACCACTCATTCAATCCAATGACACCAAGAGTATCAAATTTTCGATAATAGCCCATTAAACTTCTTTCATTCAATCCACAAAGATAACACGCATCAACATTCTCTAATGTTGAAACAAGCGTTTCATGCTCTGTTCTGTAAGTTTTAGCTTTTATTTCGGCTTTTAGGATAAGCAATGTGCCTAATCCGGCTATAACAGCCAGCATCATGCATAGTCCTATCCAAAATCCATTCTTTGGTATTTTGTAATACCTTTTCCCTTCCTCATTCTCATACATTTCCATAATCTTCTCCTCTCCCACTTACATAAGACCCCATATCAGTATAACAGAAACTATACTTATGGGCAAATTTATCAAAATCTATCGAAATCTTCCTGTGTTGCAAGCTGTGCGTATTTGCAATCATCATTTCTGCTTTCCGCATACATATCATTGATAAGGCCTATCGACAGTAGCTCCAAATCTGCCATCGACAAGCCTAATTGTACGCATCGGAGAAGGAACAATGGTGTTGTCATTTCACGGTCTGTCGGACGAAGTTTTTTTTAGCTTCCACATCGGTCTGCACATTCAATCCCCAGAGTTCAATGAGCTGTGGAAGCACCTGATAAATGGAAAAGGTGTTGAATCCATCCAACCACTCTTCCGGTGTGTTCGGAATGCTTGCATCTGCATGTTTTGCCATGACAAATGCGATATTCTCAAACATCTCCAAAGAAAACATGTCCAGATTGGAGCTTTCCTCACTGTTGTCACCAATGGATTTTTCCAATGCTTTCAGGTCCTTATAAATATCCCTCTGGAACTTCATGCGGTAAATTCTCGGAATGGCAGCAGATGCCTTAAAGGACACCTGCTTACCGTCAATCTCAATCTGCTTAATCATGCTCATTATGCCACACCTCCGTCATCCTCTTCTGTCGTAACAGGCATATACACAGATTTGTACCAGTCATTGTAAACGGTTGTGTCTGTGGTATTTCCTGTTTTCGCCTTCACAAGACCACTGGAAAGCGGTGTTGCTTTAATGGTCAATGTTTCTGTCTGTACCTCTCTGGTATCCTCATTAGTCTTGCCCTCGATACCCGGTCTGGATGCGGCACAATTATAAAGCACATGGCGAATATGTCTTTGGTCGCCATCAAATTCAAACAAGAGTGCAAAGGACTCCAATTCCACCTGTGCATTCTCAATCAGAACACCGTTATCATCTAACTCTTCCTTCAGGATTTCTGTACGGAAATCTTCCGGAATAAGTGCAAGTTCCAAATCTCCCTCATAGCCCATGTTATTGTTAATAACATAGTAGGCGATACCATCTGCATAGAAGTTTTCCGGTTCTCCGTTCGCATCCAGTGAAATAGACACCGAACCCGGAATAGATTTCGGATCTCCATAGGAAAACGTGCCATCTTCTGCAATGGTGAGTAATGCGTAATGTGCATTTTTCAGATTATATTTTACTTTGTTATTTTTCTCTGACATCTCTATACCTCCATCTCAAATGTGTAAAGGACTTCATAGAGCTTTTCGCTCTCTATCCAAGTTTCAGATTTGTTGTAAAAGATTCCGTGTTCATCCAACACATCCTCTAACTGCTGTTCCACCGCCAAATCTTTCAAATCGGTGTACAGTTCTATATGAACCTCATTTATCTTGTAATAGACCTTGCCATCCGCTGAGAAGTTATTGCTTCCCGGAAGCAGATAGCAGATAAATGGCGGCTCTGGTGATTCCCCCTCTGCAAAGTGATGGTATGCAAAGGGAATCTGAGTTTCACTTAAAATCTGCAATAATTCTTCCATCTTCTAACCTCTCAGTGCTCTTTCTATCTCTTCCTGTAACTGTCTGATTCCATGCTGTTCCGCCGGTGCGATGTGGGCTTTCCCTTCCACCCTGCCGCCATTTCTTTTGGCATGACCATATTCCAGAAGATGTGCAAGCTGATACCGGTTCTTAGAATGAACCACCATTGTCAGAGTCTGGGATGTTTCCCTGACCTTCTTTGCTGTCCAGCTCTTTGCATACTTTCCGGTATCCTCCGGAGCATTTGCCTTTATCTCCTTACGGACTGTGGTACTTGCATGTTTCACAGCTTCTTTCATGTCATCCGTGGCAAGTTCTGCAAATTCTGTCAGCCCTTGCATGATCACATCTGCCATGTCATTGATATTTACTGTGGACGCCACTTTTACCGCCTCGCTTTCTCACATCGGAATTTCAAAGATTTCTTTTTATAATTCATGTGGTCTACGGAAAGAATGTTGTAAATCTCCCCGCGAAACAGGATACGGAAACCTGTGGACACGATGTCCACAAGTTGACTGCAATACCTGACTGTAAATGTGATACCTACATCATCTATTGTCTGCCCCGCTTCTGATTTCTCATTTCTGCTCTCGCCACCAATCGTGGCAAAACAGGAATAATAATCCTCCCACACATTTTTACGATTGCCAATGCTATCCGAAGTTACAACACTTTTCTGGAACAGGATTTTTTCATTCAACAAAGATACCTTCATCAGAACCCCTCCTCGTATTATATAGTAGTAGTGTTTATAGACCCTCTCCAAGGTCTGTATGCTATACTGTTGGAGATACTGTGGATTGTTTAACCCCTCCTACCACTTGATGGTTTTAGAAAGGCTACAACCACAGTCTCTTTGTATATTTGTTAATCAGTTAGATACCGCATGACGGTTTATTTAGAACGAGGTTACAATCGCAAGGAGTACCAGTGGTTCCAAACAGTATCAAAATTTATTCAAAGGAGAATTGCTATGATTTACGTAGGAATTGATGTTGC